TGTTGCATCTGAGTCTGTAAAAAGAATCCCAGGGCCAACAACACTGCGAGATCCCGAAACAGTCATTCTATAGCTTGCATCTGGGGACGCAGTCCCAATCCCAACCCGACCACTCGCATCCTTATAAATCTGCCCACTGCCAATGTTGACCACATTTGTAGATCCAGTAATCGTTCCAAGGAATGTGGAGGTGGTTGCGGATAGATTTGTGATTGTTCCATTCGTAACAACTTCATTGGTTGATGTAGTCGTTCCAGTTGTAAGGGTTGGAATTGTCCCAAGCGTAATGTTGGCCGTGCTGGATGTGAAATTGGCAATAGTTCCGCTGGTGCTGGCTAGGGCAAGGCTGGAAGTGGGCGTGGCATTCTCCACCAAATCTCGCAATTTTATTGCCGTTACGTCATTGGTTACGCCGTCTTGAAAAGAAGTTCCTGCTGTGAAATTTCCCATTGTATTATCTCCTATCCGTTAAAGCGGTTTTTTAATGCATCCCAGGCCATTGAGCATATTAGACCAACAACACCAGCAATAGCCAGAGCCTTCGTCCGAAGATGTTCCAGAGAAGAGATTCTATTTACCACATCTGCGTAGTTTGACAAGCTCGTTTCAACCATTTTATACAGAGATAGTTGCCTCTCCTCCATCCTTGCCAGCCTCTCCCGCAAGTCGCTAATTTGGTCTTCAGTACCCATAATGAGCCTTATTTGGCCTTACCAGCGTCTTCGGCTGCGCTCATGTCGCTGTAGACTGGTAGGGCGTTGTTGTCCTGCTTGCGTGGTGAGCAGGATGACAAAAGAACGCAAATTAAGATTGGGTTAATAAATCGCATATTTCGTGTTTAGATACGCCTCTACCTGCTGGCGTTCGCCTGTTGTCAGGACTCGGTTGTATGTAATAGCTTCAGCTATTTTGCCCTTCAGCGTGTATCCAAATGCCCCAGAACTACCAATAAATAAATATGTTTCAAGTGGGGAATTACTGTATACATTTGTATTATCAGAGTACATTAACGCTCCATTAACATAATCTCTCCAATCATTTTGAGTGCTTACTACGGAATAAAGACTCCAACTATTTGTAATAGTTGATGGGGCAGTAAGTGGACCTTTTCTATTTGCTGAAGCAAAACCATCATAAACAGAGTCATTTAAACCATAGGGGTAATGACTTGATGAGTTAGCAATGCCAAAATCACCAAATATTGGACCGTTTTCGTTGCCTTCATTATACACATCTCCTACATAAACAACTGCAAATGCTGTTGTTCCAGATGCACCCATTGGATTTCCTGTAATTTGAAATGATTTATTTGTTCCTTCAACTATTGATGACAAGCTTATGGTGGGTTTGCTATTTAAGTCTGAAGAATTGTATGTTGGATTTACATCTGCTGGGCTTGCGTTTCTACCATTCCCACTCTGATCTGCCCATGCAGTTACATTTGAACCAGAAAGAGTCACACCAGCATCAGCCTTGAGCCAGATGGATAGGCCAGACAAATTGGCTGGAGAGAATTGCGCACCACCACCAACCCTACGGATAGTTTGCACTCCTAGTCCTAGAGATAGTCTTGGCATATAATTAAGCTGCGGTGATGGTGATTGATGGAGACCATCCAGATGTTGGAATATAGGCTGTATTTGTGGATGCGTTTGTGGCTATCTCTGTGAAAAGCCACGCGCTAGTATCTCCTCCCTCGAAGTAAACATATCCAAGTTTCCAGTTGCCAAAAGGAGTTCCACATTGTGCGCTACCAACATAAAAATCATCCCAAGTTTGCGCATCTGGACTAAATAAAATTCTTCCATCTTCTGGACCACCCAATAAATAGCAAGCACCAGCAATGTTCACATATAATGGAACAACCCCATTGTTAAGCAAAATTAGTTGCTGTGGAACATACTTTGTGTATGTCCCATTATTCCCAGCACCAGCATTCCCAATTACAACACTTGCCGTACTCGCCACAGGAATCCCGCTAGGTGCGGCACCACCACCAACCTTGCGCGTATTTTGCACGCCCAAGCCTAAAGATAGTCTTGGCATAAAATTACAATGCAATCACCCGCCAAGGGATAGAACCTTTAGCGAGTTGACTGCTGATACAATTAACCAGCTATGTAGCCGATCACCTTGCCAGTTCCAGCCGTGTAGCTGTCGAACTCGCCATAGATGATGTTGCCAGAGCCAATCGTAACGCCAGTCAGGGTTCCGTCATATTTACCGCTAATCGCGCTAAACGTGGTATCTGATAGCATCTGGATCGCCCAATAGCCAGGAGTTGCCGTTCCAACTGTCCCTACGGAAAATCCGTATTGACCTTGGAATTTATCTAATGCGCGTGACATTAGGTGTGAAGGGCAATCCGATAGGAAGTGCCGTTAAGAGTCACGTTCAAGGACGCAGGGGATGTTGCAACGGTATTAACCGTGCCACCGCTGGAGCTTGCCGTAAACTCAATTACGTTTGTGAAGCCTTGAGTGTCAAAGCGGATAGCCTTGTTCTTGGCCTTCCGAGTGCTTCTTACAAATTCATTCGCCATATTTTTTTCTCCTTAAAGCCGCACGTTTGATGCTATCTGGCGTGTACTGGCTTCTAAACCTACTGCCAAGCTTTTGTTCCTGGCGGTAGTACCCCTTCATCAAATTTGTTTGATTGACTCCTAGCGGATTGTCGAGGGGTTCTCCGACACCTACTAGGCTCAATCTTTGCGGGACGGTGAATCGTTTAAGGTAACGAGGGACAGAGTCCCTTTCGGCCACAGCCTTTTCCAGTTCGACAACTTTCCCATTTCTGGTGTCCTCGTACTGGTAAACAGGCATTAGCTATAGTTTTCCTTATCCGACTCCTCGGCCAGCTTCATCATCTTTTCCTCTTCGGACATTGAGTTTTCACCCTCGGCCATGTCTTCCGACTTGTCATTGGATTCACTCTCGCTCATGGCGTGCTCAACATTAACGTGGGCAATGCCATTTTCGATCATGTCAATTGTTCCAGAGAGTTCTACAGAATCACCTACTTCTGGAGATACATCTTCAGTTCCATCGTTCATTTCAAACTTTGAAACTGGTAGCATCACCATTCCAGCTTTCGCCATTTTTTTCATAGGTTTTTCAGATGAGGAAGTGGCTGGGGAGGTTTTATCCTCCCCAGCTTTCCGAGGTCCCATACCAATAACTAGCATGGTTCCCATTTAATTATTAGCTGTAGTTGGACTTCGCAACGATGACTCGGAAGAACCGAGGATCAAGTTGCTTGGCCGCGTAGAACGTCTTGAAGGAAGCTACGATGCGCTGTCCATACGGATCGCTCTTGTCTGCCGCATCGAGGATCGTGACCTTCGGAGCGAAGGGCGAGCCAGAGGCTGCGATAGAGGACAAGCTAGGAACGCCGAACGCGCCACCACCGAGGAGGACGTTAGCATAGCCAGTGTTAACACCAGTTGTTCCAACGCTGTTCTCAGCGATACCAGAGGCCGAGGTGTTGAAGGTCTGTACGTTGGTCGAAGAAACGACCGATACGCCAAACAACTTGCCGATTTCACCCTTGAAGATGGCATCGGGATTCGAGTAGCTCGAAACCTTCAACCAATCATCGTCCTGCTGTAGATCACGGATAACGGCAGGATGCGCGACGAGCGCGTAGCCGTCCTTGATCTTAGGAGCGCGAGCGATGAACAGCGAAGTCGCACCATCGAGCAAGTCGGTGGAGGTCATTGCGCCGTTAGCAACTGAACCAGTAGCCCAGGTCGTGCCGTTAGTCGTGTTCTGAGCATAACGGTTGTACGATTTGGTGGCTACTCCAGTACCAGTGCTGGTCGAGGAGTCCTGCACCAACGCGCGGTGACAGAGTGTGTCAGCGTGAAGGGCGGCATCTTCGCCGAGTTGTTTGGTGGCCTGCGCCAAGTGCGAGAACAATTCGGTTGCAAGAACGACATCGGTTAGGATGATCTTGCTTCCGTATTGGACAAGCGTGGCTTCCACTGAGGACAACGTGAGATCACGCTCGTCACCAGAGGAGGGAGTCGTTCCTTCCGACAAGGCGGAGATAGCAGTGATGCTTGGATCTCCGAAGCGAAAGAAGCGTATCGTTTTATTCCCGCCCGTTTTTGTCGGGTAGGGGGTTTTCATTGCGAATTGCTCCATCTGGAGCAATGGGATTGCGCGTTCCAGCAATGCTTTTGAGAAGTATGCCTGGAACTGCGCGCTGACTGAGCCAGTAGTTACCATATAATTAAGTATCCTTGTTTGTTATGACAACTCAACCTCTGTCAACCT